AGACCCAAAGACTTGGGAATTCACTAGACCGATTCTCAGGGAAAACGGAGGCTGGGCCATCTTCAATTTCACCCCTCGCGGGAAGAATCACGCCCATGACCTCTACCTTATGGCAAAAAATAACCCTGACTGGTTCTGTTCGAAACTCGCAATTACGGATACTCAAGTGCTTTCGGAAGCGGATATGGATGCAGAACGGGAAGAAGGGATGTCCGAGCACCTTATCCAGCAGGAATATTACTGTTCATTCGACCTCGGAGTCGAGGGAGCCTATTATGCAAAACTTCTAAACAAGGCGGAAATAGATAAACGAATTGGAAACGTACCGGTTGATCCAAATGCTAGTGTGGATACTTATTGGGATCTGGGTGTTAATGACGAAACTGTAATTTTATTTACGCAAAATATTGGACAAGAAATTCATTTAATCGATATTTATCGTAATCAAGGGGAAGGGTTATCACATTACGCGAAAATCCTCCAAGACAAAGCCAATCAAGGCGATTGGGTGTACGGGGATCATCATGCTCCTCACGATATCCAGGTAAGAGAGTTGGGCACAGGCGCTCAGACGAGACTGCAAATGGCGCGAGAACTAGGAATACCATTTAAGATTGTCCCTAACATCTCAATCGCAGAAGGAATTGAGTTGGCTCGTGGAATCTTTCCCCGGCTTTGGATTGATGAAAACAGGTGTAAATTTTTTCTAAAATGCGCAGAGAACTACCACAAAGATTACAACGAGAGGCTCGGTGTCTATAGTTCCAAGCCAACCCATGATTGGTCTTCTCACTGCATGGATGCCTTCAGGTATATGGCAGTTATGCAGAACAAAAAGAGAAACAAATCAATGTCAGAAGAAGACGCAGATGCGTACGAAAAAGCATACGCCAAGAGGTATTCATGACAACCAAAGATAAGCAAGAAGAGGTGATGCGCCTCTGTCATTTAATTTTAAACAAGTTTGACGATGAAGATGTCGATATGGATGTGGCTTTAGCTGTTAGCGGACAGCTTTTTGCCACCATGTGTAGAAACGCCGGTTTAGGAGCTGATCAATTCCTGTATCTATGCCACGGCATTTCGGAGAAAAATAAATGGAAAGAAAAAAAGGAAGAGCCCCATGTACGAGAAAAAACAAGTACCCCCGATTGAAGAGTCAGCTAACTGGATTTCTTACAATCTTAAAAGAATTGCTGATCAACTTGAGCAAATGAATGGCTTTGAAAGGCCATCCAATCCCCCTCGTCAACAAAGCCACCAAGGCCAACGGCAGGGAAATTACCAACAAAACCAAAACCAAAACCAAAATGATCCACCATTTTAGGAGAAGAAATGAAAAAGCAAAGTAAATCTTCGCGTCTTGATGAAAGCCTTGGCATGAGAAGAGGAAAAGAAAGCAAAAAAAAACAAAGCTATAAGTCACGCAGAGATGAGTCTCGTGGGATGAAAAAAACGATGCGAGGACGTTAAGTGGTCCTCAAAAAATATCAAAACCCTGAAGGCGGCTTAAACGAAGAAGGACGCAGGTATTTTAAAAAAAAGGGACAGAATTTAAAAAAACCTGTCACGAAAAAAGAAGCTAAAAAATCGCCGAAAAAAGCGGCTAGAAGAAAAAGCTTTTGTGCTCGAATGAGCGGTGTAAAAGGGCCCTTAAAAGACGAAAAAGGGCGCCCCACACGCAAAGCATTAGCGCTTAAAAAATGGGAATGCTCATAAATGGCATTAAAAAAAGGCCTAAAAATTAAATATGAGGATATCGGTCCTTATAAGCCGGTAAAAAAACATCGAAAACCGGAAAAAGATCGCAAATATTCAAAAAAAGCAAACGAAAAAATCCACAAAGTCATACGAGAATTCGAAGAAGGTAAGTTAAAAAGCGGTTCCAAGAAGGGTCCCAAGGTAAAAAACCTTAAGCAAGCTGTTGCTATCGGAATCTCAGAAGCTAAACGCAAAGGCTACAAAGCTGGCGAAAAGTGGAAAAAATCAGAGAGGAAGAAAAATGGCTAAAGATTGGATACAAGGCGCAATAAAAAAGCCCGGAGCTTTAAGAAAAGAGCTTGGAGTAAAAAAAGGAAAAGATATCCCGGCTAAAAAGCTTGCAGCTGCGGCTAAAAAAGGCGGCAAACTAGGTCAGCGCGCTAGATTAGCACAAACATTAAAAAAAATGAATAAGAAATAATGACTTGCATAGAAGAAAAACTAGAAGAAATAGAAAAAAAACTTCAGGTTATTGAAAACAAGTTTGAACAAATAGCTAAAAACATGGAGCACTATGAAAAGTGGTACATGGATTTGGTAACCAAAGCAAATGAGACTACAGACGAATGTAGAAAGTTTTTGGGTAAGTTTACAGATGATGATATCAAGCATTTAGAAAGGGTAATAAACGCCGTTCACGGCGTATAGCACGTTCCACATTAGTGCAGGAGTCTTATGAGAGTACGCCAAGTTGACATGGTCAACCTAAAATATACTGATTTGCCTGGAGGAATTCTCGAGTGGCAAGACCCTAAAATGGATCGCCCACTACCTTTTGATCTTGTTGAGCTAAAAACTAACACCAAAACTATTACTGGATGGTGGACAGGAAATGGCTGGATGGGGTTAAGATTACGAAAGGGTGATAAAGTAAAAAGTTGGAAAAAAAGTAGAGAGTTAGATTTTATTTAAAAGGCCCGTTCCACATTAGGCCATAAAAAGTACGCAATATGTCAGATCGATCAATCGTTCATCAATTTGATGAATATTACCAGGAAGCATACTACGCCTGGAATATTTTTTATCCTCTCGCTGAAAGAGACCTAAGATTTTATCTTGGAGATCAATGGGACGAACAGGAGAAAAGAGACCTCTTTCAGGAAGGTCGTAGCACCTTTGTCTTCAATCGAATTAGACGCAACATCCAAATGATTACCGGTTACCAGAGAAAGCACCGTCTTTCCTCTGTGGTAGCGCCAGTCGAGAATTCGGACCAGCTCACTGCCGACCAACTGTCCCAACTGCTCCTCTACACAATGAATGCCTCCGAAGGATATCAGACAATTTCTGATTGCTTTGGCGGAGCAATGAAAACAGGTTGGAATCTTGCCTCAATTTGGATGGATTACCGTGATGATCCAGTCAATGGGGACATCAGATTTCAGAGGGAGCCTTTCAATGGATTTATTACCGACCCTTACTTCACTAAGCTTGATTTTAGCGATTGTTCTTATATTCAGCGACGGAAATACCTTGGTTTAGACCAGTGCGAATCGCTTCTTCCAGGTCGCGAAAAAGATCTTAGAGCCCTTCATAAAATGGGTTGGGCAAGAGACGACAAATTTACCTGGCTTCCCTACCAAAGACAGCCTAATGGCCAGGATTTACTAGCTTATAACGAATTTTACCTCCAAAAGTGGCGAAATGTACCGATGCTCGTGGACATGGAAACGGGAGAATTTACCGAATTTGATGTCGACGACGACCGTATGCGCGAGTTTTTAAGAGCTTATCCCCAGCTCAAAGTAGTAAAAAAGCCAAAGCGGTACATTGAGCGCCACGTTATCGTCAACGACGAATTAATGCTGACCGATGAGAACCCTTACGGTCTTGATGAGTATCCTTTCGTCCCTTTTGTGGGGATTTTTGAACCAGAATCGGATCAATGGGGCTTGAAAGTCCAGTCTTTAATACGTTGTATGATAGATCCCCAAAAAGAAGCCAATCGACGTCGTTCCCAAATGGTCGACATCTTGGATTCTCAGATAAACTCGGGCTGGATTGCTGATGAAAATTCTGTCATTAATCCCCGCTCTTTATTTCAGTCATCTCAAGGAAAAGTTGTTTGGCGAAATCAAGACGCAAAGCCCGGCGCAGTAGAAAAAATACCTCCTGCACAAATTCCTCCTTCAATGTTCCAGCTTCAAGAGCTATTTGATAAAGATATGATGGAAATTGTCGGTGTAAATGATGCGTCGTTTGGGGTAACAGAAAATGCGGGTGAGAGTGGAATAATGATGATGCTGCGTCAAGGTGCAGCACTCGTAAATCTTCAGGATGTTTTCGACAACTTACGTTTAAGCCAAAAATCTCTCTCTCGTAAGGCATTAAAATTAATTCAGACATGGTCGCCTCAAAAAGTTGAAAGGATAATAAATCAAAAACCTTCTCAGCAGTTCTATAGCAAAGACTTCACGAAATACGATGTGGTCGTTAAGGAAGGAATTCTTACCGACACGCAACAGCAGATGTACTTTAGACAGCTTGTTGATCTAAAACAACTTGGAGCGCCCGTCACTGGAGAAATGCTCGCACAAGCGGCTCCAATTCAAGGGAAGTCTACTTTCTTGGAAGAACTCAAGAAACTCGAGCAGCAACAAGCTCAAGCAGCTCAACAACAGGCTCAGTTGCAGAACGAATTGGTCGAATCTGACAGACAAATGCGACAAGCCAAAGCTATTTCAGACATTTCTCTTTCCAAAGAGCGTTTCACACGAGCTGTTGCAAACATGGGTCTTGAAGATGAAAGAGCCTCCAAAGCAGTTCAAGATCGGGCAGATTCAGCTCTTAGTCGCGTAAAGGCTATGAAAGAACTGCAGTCTATGGACACAGAACAGTTAGTAAAATATTTATCCATTGTACGACTGATGGAAGAAATGAATCGTTCTCAAGAGCAAAACGTTAAGGCGGACGACGTACAAATTTCAGCGGAAGGAGAGCATGGTGCTCAAGCTCCAATGAATCCTCTTCAGGAGCAGTTTTCTGAAGAGATTATTAACCAACAGCCTGCGGAGGTAACCAATGAAGGGTTATAACAGCAAAGAAGCTATGGCAGGTCATCGCTATAACATGTCTGCTAAACACAGACGTCGCGAAAGCGAAGGTATGAAGCGCTATGAGAATAGCCGCAAAGACAGTTCTAAAAGGATTGACACTGCGTCTAAGCACACTTTTGGCGTCAATACTATGAGCGAAGATTTTGACATGAACCGGATCAAAGAGATCCCCCAGGAGTCTAGAGGATATTCCTCTGAAGCTTGGGATTATAAATATTAGGAAACTGATATGGCACAAGAGACTGGGGAAACCCGTGACGCAATCATAGAAGCTGACAATCAAAAGATCCAAGAGATCCTTTCGGCGAATAAGCATCGCACCGATCCATATTGGATTGTTGTGTTTGCCAAGCCAGCCAAGGTTAGCGTAGATGGCCTTCCCACCTTGATGAAACACATTAAGCCTTATTCAACAAAACCCCCTGCGCAAGTAGGGCAGATTGTTGGAGAGGTGAATAATGCCACTGGACAGATCCAGTGGGACGTCAATATGCCACAGAGGCCTTTTGACTTTGATGCCCTAGCTAGCCTAGGGGGTAAGCCCACAGACGAGGTTGTCGTAGAAACAACCAGTATTCCGGGAGCTTACATAACTAAATAGTGCCGCCGACCGTCTCAATGACTGTTCCACAGGGGAAACCCTAGTCGAGACAACGGGCGAATTTAAGGAGCTACGCACATGAGTGAAGAAGCAAACTATTCGGGCGATGAAATGCAGGAGGCCGCCGCTCCAACAGCTGATTCCGGTCAGGATGTATCGACAGAGCAAAGCGAGCAAAGGGACGAACATGTTCCTCTATCTGCTTTGCAATCTGAAAGAGC